TATGAACAGTTGCGATTGGTTTTGTGGGCACAACCAGGTGCGCGATTCGTGTGTTTTTTGTAATCCAGCGAACCCGCCACGTGCTCAAGAACCTGAACCCCTCACGAAAACGGCATGTCGCGCCTATCTTGCCTACGCGATGCCAAGATCCGCGCCGTCGGTCAGGAAGAGAGTGTTGGAAGAAGCATGGGATATCCTCGAACAATTCCCCGATCAGACGTGGGCGGACTCATACTTAGAGGATATGTGTAGGATTTTTCACGAGAGAGGTGATGACGATAATCACTTAGACTTAGATATGCTTGACGAGGAGTACATGGTTAGACTACGTGAGTATACAGATCTCAGGGAATCATGTAAGTGCAAAGATGTTAACACCTCTCCACCAACTAGAGATTCATTACAGGTGAGTGATCTGATTCATACTTTGGAAGACGGTCCCTTAGAAGAGGTGTTCACCCCAGAACGCGTGGAGATGAATAGGAGATATCACCAATCCCAATCGTCTTCTGACGGCGGGGATTCAACATCTAGTAGTGATGGGTCATATTCACAACCGCCCCTAGCTTACACGTGTATGGATGAAGGAGAGCGTGAAGCGTTGATACCAAGATTGCGTCCCGAGACTCCTCCAACCGATCTGTTAAGTGAGCCTCCCCCTGTTAACCCAGAGGATCAGATTGAAATGGTGTTGCGAAATAACGTTGAAGTAGATTTCGATGATCCGGATACAACGCGACTGCTGGAAATAATGCGCAACACACGCGTATCCCTCCAATCATGGGAGACAGAGGTAATCATTGATCGCATATCTCTGACGCAGACCATTTTCACTGTGCGTATAGATGATGCAAGTGATGACGTGGTTAACGATATCGTGGCTGACGCTATTAGTTGGCTGGCTGTACGAAGATTAGGAGCTCGCCTGGACACGGATATCTATGAGGATGCCGTCCGTATCACTGCCACCCACGATGAGTATACAGATGAATTGTTACCCATGGGTACACAAGGGAGGTTAGCGAGAGACAAACTGGAAGAGGAATCGAAAAGGGAATATACGTGGTTTGATGATGCGTTTAAATCGAAATACCCGAGAGCTAAACATCCAGCAGATTGGGCCGCGCGGATGAAGAAAGTCAGAGAATCGAACACGATTAGCGGGTGGATACACTCCAAGGTAGCAGATCGAGTGGAAAGAAATGCGAGAGAGAAGCGCCCCTTCGATTGGACTCTGTGCGGTTTTATGACAGCATTCAATACACTAGGATACGCGAAACATTTGATGTTTGCTTTAGGATGTTGCGGGGTAGGTATTCCCCTACTGGTGACGTATATGATTGCTTCTTTTTGCGATTATAAGCGATCAGGGGCATCGTCTTCTCTTTCGTTTTTCGCGATGTGGTCAGTGCGACAGCTGAAAACATTAGCTCGTGGTGTATGGAATGTAGACGACGCCATTGACAGTTGGATGAGCACGGTAATTTCCCGCGATGCACGAGTCAGGTGGTATTTGGACTGGAATCCTGATGTGAAAAACGATCTTACACGACGGGTGTTGATTAATTGGAAAGCACCCTCGACATTTGATATCTTGTTTGGACAAAAACGCCGTGTGGTGTCGGTAGCTGTGAAGATGATGGCAATATCTGCAGGTCTCGCTTCATTGTGGTTGTTGTGGCGTGAATATATACATCTCGAGCCGGTGGCCTTGACCGAGGAATATATTGAAGTGTTTCGAGACGAGGTCGCAGAGATGAAGGTAACCAACCAGGT